CCGATGAGTCTCTGCCAAATCCGCCTGATAGTTGAGGAAATCGACCGCCCCGAGGACGAGATCGACCCGTGCCCGTAGCACCCGTTCAGGATCGCCGCCGTACAGCCCTGCGACGGCCAGTCGGTTGGCTGTGAGGTGGGCATAATCCAAATTGCTTTCTACTTTTGGCCATCGGTCGGTTGGTCGGTGGGGGGCGAGGACTCTAATCCGAGGCCCGCGAAAAAAGGGATCAGGTTGGCCTTAATCACCTCCTTCGCGGTGGGCAGCAGGTCACCGCGAAATTGCTCGGGCTCGAAGGTGGCGGCGACTTTCTTGCCATCCCGCACAAAGCCCTCCCGGATGATCTTCTGGCCGTTGTGGAGGCATTTCTCGGCGCAGGCGTAGAAGGCGGCCAAGACCGGCTTGCTGCGCAGCAGTTGCAGGACCGCATTGGTGATGGTGTTGACCTCCATGCCGGAGACAGCGGCCTTCGCCTGTTCGGCGTTGCCCGATGCGAGGGCGAGCAGGAAATCGGCGGAGATGTTCTTGTCCACCGTCTGCAACTCGCCGCACACCACCTGGAGAAGGTTGGTCGCCGTCTCCAGGTCAGAGACGTTGATGGTAAGCACCGCCCCGCTTTTGAGCGTCACCGTTTGCATCAGAGGATGGCGCGAGCGGCCTGCCCGAAGGTAATCATGTGAACGGCAATCGCTTGCTCGGTATCGCCCGAGGTGTTTTCCGTCATGGCCGGGAATTTCTTGGGCACGCCGAATGATGCGATGTAGGTGTCGCTCGCCACATCGCCCGAGCCATCGCCCAGCCGCTTGGTGAATGTACCCGAGTAGGTCTGGAACGACGGAGGATCGGCGATGTACGCCGCCTCATTGGCCGAGAGGAGAATGTCCGTCTGGGTGCCCCGGATGACCCGCAGTTCGCACTCCATCAATTCGCCCTGGGCGTTGAAGCTGCTGATGACATTCGAGTCCTTGCCGACCCGCATTTCGCTGATGTTGTTCGGGAAGGTCAGCTTCACGACATCGCCATCGCCAAAGTCGGTGATGGGGCTTCCGTTGAGGACCGTCGTGTCGTTGCCGGTGAGTGTGATGGTGTTGGCCATGGATGGAAGGGCTGGAGATTACGGGTTGAGAAACACGACGATGGAGGCCGAGTTGACGCCGCCCGCTTCCTTGCCGGCGATCTGCATCAGCGGCGCCTGCCGGGCGATCCGCGCCTGCTCCGATTGCTGGGAGAGCGGCGCGGTGTAGACGTAGTAGCCAAGCTGCTCGATGTTGCGGTCGAATGTCACCGGATCGCCGAAGGTGTTCGGACTGTTCCAGGTTCCTGGCGCGAGGAAGCCGTTCGTCACCGCCTGGGCACACACCCCGATTGCGGCATCCCGGAGGAGGGCGATTCCCGCTTCAGTCTGGGGAATCTTCGTGAAGGTGGTGGCCAGCACGTCGAAGACCGAGACTTGTAGGGCGAAACTGAACCACTCGATGTTGAACACATCGTCGAAGTAGCTGTTTCCGTCGCTCATGGTGGACGAGTAATACTTGCCCAGTCCTTGAACCTGCGCGTAGACATCCACCCCGAGCGCCTGACACTCGCTCAAGATCGTTGTGGTGATGAGGCTGTCTGGCAGCACACCCGCCAGCGTCTTCATGTTCAGGTTGTTGGTCGTGTTCGACCCGGTGAAATCGACGCCCATACCGAAGCCAAAGACCGCCGCGTGGGCGATGCGTGCCGCCTCGGCCGTTCCGCCGATCAAGTAGAGGAAGGGACGGGCGAAGTAGAGGTCTTCGGCGCAAAGCTGGTTCAGCACGCCATTCTCGGAGACAAAGCTGATGGTCGGGGCCACGGTGTAGCCTGTGCCGGGCGCCGTGACGGTAACTCCAGTGATCGCCCCGCCCGAGACGGTAGCGGTCGCCAGACATCCCGTGCCGATGCCCGTCACCACAACGTCCGGTGCGGAGGTGTAGTTCGATCCACCCGAGCCGACGGTGATGCCCGTGACCCCCCCGCCCGAGACGGCGGCCGTAGCCGTTCCACCGGCGCCATAGGCGGCAATCGAGTTCAACTGGTAGCTGGTGGCCCCCCAGATGATTCCCGCTGCCTGCATGGTCGCCGCAAATTGGCCGATCTCTACCGCGTTCGGCGAGTAGCCGGCGTGGAGCACGCCACCAACGAAGATCAACGCCTGGAGGGCGATGAACGCCTGGGTCAGCGTCTGGTCGGAGGTCATCGGATAGACCACCAGCTGGCCACCGGCCGAAAGGATATTTGGTCGCTGGCTGAAGATCGCCACCGCCTGCTGGTAGGTCTCGCTGGAGGTCCCCCAGTCGGCGGCCACCGATTGAGTGTTGTTGTAGATGGCATAACCCGCCGCCGGGGAGTTGATCGGCACTTCCTTGGTCAGAATCGCCAAGTTGTTGACGTTGAAGTCGGCGAGTCCCGCCTGCGGGCTGGCCACACTGACATTGACGACGGTATTGAGGGGAAGGGACATGGATTTTTACGGGTTGAGCAGTAGTTCGGACTTGCCGAATTTGTCGAAGTAAGGGGCTTCCGCCGTGGAGGTGTAGCCGCGCAGGACATTGAAGGTCGCCCGGTAGCGGTTCAGCATCGCCGGACCTTCGGCGGCCGAGACATCAACGAAATGGTTTGGAATGTTGCCGATCTTGAACGCATACCGTTCGGCCAACTGCTGGGCGGTTGTGGAATTGAGGGCGAAGACGATCTCTTGCTTGCGTTGACGCGCCTGACCGTCGAACGACATGATGTCCACCGAGTAGCTTTCCTGGACGTTCACCCGTTGCACTTCGGTCAGCCCCAGATTCTCGCCGTTTGGGCCGGTCCCGGCATCCTCGTAAGCCAAGGTCGAGCCATAGACCTTCTCGCCCGGTTGGGCGGAGACGACAACGTGAAGGCCCGCATCTGGCGGCATCTTCCAGTTCTGGTTGTAGACCAAGACCTGCTCCTGCTTGAGCTTCATCCGCTCGCGGATCAGCCCCACCAGGACGACGATCAATTCTTTTTGCGGCTCGGTCATGTGAAATTCTGGATCAGCTCGAACTTTCGGAACGAGAAATCATCGTAGGGCAGGCGGCTCATCACCTTGTAGCGGAGTTGGCTGATCTCGACCAAGTCGTTGGTCTCAAGGTCGAGGTCGCGGGTGGTGTAGAGTTCGCTCCACTTCCAACTACGGTCGCCCTCCTTTTTGAGCACCAGGCTCTCCTTCATCGGGATGATGACACCTGTTGTGCGGATCGAAACTTTGATCGGCTGCGACTCGCCTTCGACGATGCGCTGCCGGATGCGGATCATCGTGATGGGCTTGACCCATCCGTTGATGGCGCTCCGCATGTTCGGCATGGTCGAGGCACCACTGAGGACATTGCGGCGACCCGCTCCGATGATAGGCCCTGGATTGATCGGGACGACTGAGCCGAGGCCGATCATGGCGTTGCCTTCTTTCGAGGCCCACGCGCCACCACTTCGTAGCTGATTGACCCGCGCATCTCCCCAGTGTCGATCAGAATGTCGGCATTGCCCTTTTGCCTGACCGTCCAGGGAGAGAGCTGCGGCCATTGGCCAAAGCCTCCGGTGGCAAACGCCTCCAAGATCACCCCAACCGCTTCGTTGCCGATCACGTCGAAGAGGATGGCGAAACCAAAATCTACCAGCAGTTTGTTCCAGACAGCGGGATCGCCCAGCTTCTTCAGCGCCTGCCCGAGCTTCATCCGCAGAGGCATGACCAAGAATGAACGCTCCGGGATATTGCGCGAGAAACTGCCGACCTCGTGGATCAGCCCTCGCGTCGGGTTGTTGAGCAGCGAGCCGTCACGTCGCCCGGCATTCTTAGCCAAGATTCCGACCTTCACGTAGCTGCGCGAGTTGGCCTTCAGGTCTGCCTCCAGACCTTCCAGCTTGCCCACATCGAGCGTGATGGTGCAGCAGCTCATGGGTTGGTGAAGGTCGGGGCGACATGTACGTTGCCGATCAGCAGCGGACCGACGATTTGCAGATACATCGCGCCATACCGCGTCTTGGAAATATCAGCCAGCCAAGGCGTGTCTTCCAACAGTTGGGTCGGCACCTCGAAAGCCTGATGGACATCGCCTACCTGCTTCGACTTCGTGAGCCATTCGTACTGGCTGCCCAGACCTTCAACCGCCATCAGCATCTTGGAAACAAGCTGGTGGGCCGTCAGGTAGAGGAAGGCACGGCTGTACTGCTGTTGGTTGGCGAAGAGTCCGGGGTTCGTGTTGAACGAGGCGTCGAGCAGCGCGCCGTTGATATCATCGTCGGTCACGCGTTCCAAGTTGGTGTCATCTCCCGAACCTCCGGTGAAACTAACGACTGGCGGAAGGATGTAGTTCGCTCCCGGTGAGATGACCTGGAAGGCCGTTATCTGGCCAGCGGCGACCGTGCAGATGGCCGTTGCGCCCGCTCCGGTGTTATCCCCCGCCTGCGGGGTCAGGACGACGCCTGGAGCCGAAGTATAGCCCTGGCCGACGTTCCCGACCCCGATGGACGCGACGGCGCCACCGACCCCCAAGACGGGGACACCGGCGGCTCCAAAGCCAGGCTGCGCAAAAGGGAAGTCTCTTTGAAACTGGCCCTTAAACTGGTCAACCGTTGGGGTTGAAAACGGCATGGCGGTTCATGCTCGGCCGCCCTGAAGGTCAGCAATCAGCTTCTCCATGTTTTTCATCCGCGCATCCATATCCGCGTTCTTCTGGCGAAGTTCGACCACTTCGGCGGTGGCCGACGAGTGGCCGGAGGGTGCGCCGACCGATTCAGAATCGACGATCCAGCGGGGCGCCTGCTTTTTCCACAGTTCGGCAATCCAGCGAGGGACCTTCGTGAATGCGCCGGCCGGAGCCCGGTAGGTATTGCCCACCTTGCGGGCCACCGTCCGGCCGTCAGAATCCTTTACGTCAACGTAAGTATCGTGGACGAAATCCCCGAACTTTGGACTCCGATTGTAGATCGAAACGAGGTCGTTGGGACCAGGCTGAGGAGTGGCGGGTGCCACTTGTGCCGGGGCCGGAGAAACGGCAACCGGCGTTGTGTCTGCTTTTGCCATCTTGGGTTCTTTCTGCCTTGACTGATTTTTGGGCTGAGGAGTGGCGGGTGCCACTTAGTATTGGAAGCGGAGGGTTTCGAGATTCCGGTAGACGTTGGTGCCGGTGTACTCTCCGTAACCCACGTCCTGGAACGAGAAGTTGTTCAGGCTGTTCGGCTGGGTGGTGGTGTAGGCGCAGGGGATGTCCATCCGGATCGACTCTTCATCGTCCCGGTAGAGCATGTAGTAGTGCAGCCCCGCCGGGTTGTTCGCCGCATCGCAGTAGGCCAGCGGCATGATCTTGAAGTCCTTCTCGTACATCGACACCGCCTTGGTGAACGCATCCTGGAGGTAGCTGATGATCGGCACCGGGTAGGTTCCGACCGTTCCGGGCGTGAGGGCCGGCATTCCCAGGAAGTCGCCGTAGGGAATCGCAAACCGATTCGGCATCGCCGTCGAATTCGTGTTCGTGAAGTAGGTCGAGATCAGGGTGGTCACGAACGTCTGGAGATTCGCCGCATTCAACTGGCTGATCGGGCTGGTGATGAGCGACGTGTTGGTGTTGATGTTCGTATTGGTCAGCAGGCCGGGCACGTTCGGATTGGTCGCCGAGCCCAGGAAAGCGATCTCCTGGATGCCCAAGTCCCAATTCTTTTTCCGCGCCATGTGCTTCTGGGCGATGATGTCCCAGTTGTTCGACCGGAGCGCCTGTTCGACATCGAAGATCGTGTAACCTAGCGTCTTTGCCCAGTTGATGACCGGGACGGTCACGCCATCGACCGAGACATCGACCGAGGCAAGCCGGCTGTCCGACGCACCCGTCCGCAGGTTGCCCGACTCAAAGTCATCGGCATTCGAGTAGCTGCGGTTGGTCAGGATGTCGGCGGCGAAAGCACCCTCTCCCACGACGACCGGGATGAAATCGCCCGGAGCCACGGTGTAGAACTTTTGGTTCACCACCTGCTTTTTGATGTAGGTCAGGGTGTCGGTTGCGATCTGGTAGCCGGTCAGGGCGTCCGCCACGTCGCCCACGGCGTTCAGGCGGTCGTCGATTCCGTTCTCGCGCCGGCCACCCTTGAAGAGTTCGCGGCTGCGGGCGATCCGCTCCGGAACTTCGTCGGCGATGAATACCTCGTTGTCGCGCACGATTTCCTCGGGCTTCAGAGCGTCGAGTTCGGTCTGATTCGTGATGCGGCGTCCGGTCGCCCGGAAGTGGATGCTTTTGCGTGTCATGTTTGGATTTCCTTTTTGAGTGGATTGGGGCGATTAGGGCGAGACGACCGAGGTTGCGGTCGAGGTGGTGGAAGGCACGAGGTTCACCGCCGGGGCGATCTTGATCTTGATGAACTGGTTGGCCGCGCTGGACTGACCCTCGGCATAGCCCAGCGTGTAGTCGCCGGCCGTGGTGTCGGTCGCCACCGTCGGGCTGGCGGCAGAGGTGGAGGGGTTCGTCACCGACACCCGGGCTCCGCGATTGATCGCCGCCGAGCTGTAGAGGAACACCACGTCCTGATTGGTCAGGATTTCCACATGGTCGTTGGCCCCATAGGTATTTTTGCGCGGGTTGTAGCCGATGACACCGAACACAGGACCATCGGAAGGTCCGGTGGTGACATCGACCAAGATTTCAGGGCTGGCTCCGGCGATCAGCTTGACCGCGCAACCGGCGACGATGGACCCGGCCGCCGCTGCGGTACTCGGGTTGATGACGGCCGTCTGCGTGTCCACATTCGCCTGATAGGCGACTTGGCCGATGACGGGGTTCTGCTTGAACTGGTTCTGGTTCTGTGTGGCGAGGGACATATTATTTTCTCCTGGGTTGGGATCGGCCGATCAGTTTG